TTTCAAAATCAATCAGTCCAGTAATTTGACTTCCAATAGCTTTGACATCATCAAGTATTGCATCAAGTTCTGATTGTAAAAAACTACCATTTGTCACTTTGGACATGTTACTTGCTAGTTGACCTAACAAACCACCATTAAACACATTTGAATTAAAACCACTACTACTAATACATGCACACATGTCTGCATCAGATATACTACCAATAGCATCAGTGATTGCCTTACCCGCTCCTAAAAAGCTACCCATTGCACGTTCTAGCATATTAGGTATAGCAATAGGATCTACTGGAGCACTACAGAAGTTAATCATGTTAGCTACATTCTGTGCTTCAGCAAGTACACCATTTAACCTACCCAATACTTGGTCAAGTTTTGTGTGATCCATAAATGATTCTAAGTCACCTTGTAGTTCTGTTAAAGCATCATTAAGTTCACTTTGCAAACCTTGTATACCAAGTAAAGCACCAATATTACTGTGCAAACATAACTGTACGTTAGGCAACTTTAATCCATTACCTGCTAACAATCCGCACAATAATTCTCTGAGTGTAAAACTATATTCAGCACTAACAACACCACGTAATGCATCAGTACCAGCGGCTTGAGTTCCACTAATATGATGTCTAGTGTCTAAATATTCGTTTGCATTTTGCAAACCTTGACTGAAATCTCTAAAAGGCATTAACTTCCTCCACCTGCTCTTACATTGGGGCTGGCACTACTTGCATTTGGAGAACAATGAGCGCCTCCCAATGGAGGACATAAACTATCAGGTGCTGAAGGATCAGCTTGTAGTATTACAGGAATATTTCCTGCACGAACCTTTCCAACTGTTAGTGTGGCTTTTAGAGCTCCTGCGCCATGTGAATTAGTATCACCTTCAACACTAATTGCTCTATTATTAACTCTAACATTTGTGATTCTTGTCACGGTACTAGCACCGCAAGTTCTACTATCTCGTTCTCTATGTACTGGTCTTACCATACATGTATTTATAAGAGGCCAGTAAGTGCCTCTGTATCTGAACGATTTGGCATTGCAATACCACTAGAGCCTTGAAGGTATACATCTGCAATACCTTTCGAAGGTTTATACATGGCAACAATTTGATCCTGACTAACTGTAACTGGATCACTTTTGTGTACATCTAAACTCATTAACCATGGAATAAGCATTGCTTGTCCATTTTGAGGATTTAATGTAAGCACAGTTGGTTTAACAATGTATAATGTTTTTTGATTGGTTGCAGAGTCAAATTTTTCAAATCGTGCTACAACTTCTTCACCTGTACTAAGTTTTATACCTATAATATCATTCTTTTTATAATTGGATGTCACCAACATCTATAACTTCTCCTATGAGTTCTTTTACTTTTTTTGGATCCATACGAACAAGTGCTTGTCCACCACCTTCGACTAGTAGTTTACCATTGTGATAAATTTGAGGTATAGTTCTATGCCCTTCGTTTATTAGAAACTCTCTAGCTTCAGGATTCATGTCAATGCGTACTTCTGCCCATTCAAATCCATGTTTAGTAAGCCAATTTTTAGCCATTTCACAATAACCACACAATGGCTTACTATAAACAGTTATCACAGTTTTATTCCAGCAAATGTGCTACCATTGACATCTTGCTTTGTTCCGCCAATTACATAGCTAGAAATCTCTGTTTCCTGTGGTGCTACCTGTACTTCTGCACCTGCAATCCATTTTTGTGTCCATGGAAGAGTATTGCTAACACCTTTATACGGGCTTGGCAATCCTACTGCCGTCATACGTTTGTTGGCAGTCCACTCAACATATTCACCTAATAGTTGTGCATTTAGTCCAATCATTGATCCGTCTTTGAACAAATAATCTGCCCAAGCCTTTTCTTGGTCTACTGCATCTACAAATAGTTGCACCATTTCGTCCTGAGTTTCTTCTTGGATACGAGCAAAGTCAGGATCATCTTTGGGCATCAGTTTTAATAGCGTCTGGGTACTACCCAAATGCACATTCTCATCTCTACAAATAAGTTTAATAATTTTAGCATTGCCTTCCATTTTTTTAAGTTCAGCAAATGCCCAACTACATGCAAAGCTCACATAGAATCTAACACCTTCTAAAATGTTAACACTCATCATTGCTTTCCATATAAGTTTTTTCAGTTCGTATAAATCAACCTTAATCTCTTTACCATTTACGGTGTGTGTACCTTCACCTAACAAGTTATACCAACTACCCATTTCAATAAGGTCGTCATAGTGTTTGCTAATATCTCCAGCACAATCTACAATTTCTTGTATATCCATCATTTCATCAAATATAACACTTGGATTTGAATATACATTTCTAATAATATGTGTGTAACTGCGACTATGAATAGTTTCATTAAAAGTCCATGTAGTTACCCAATTTTCTAGTTCGGGCAAACTTACAAGTGGATTGAAGCTGTCAGCTGGGGCTCTACCTTGCACACTGTCCAATAGTATTTGTCGTTTCAAGTTACTGGTAAAGATATGTTGTTCGTGGTCTGTTAGTTCTTTAAAATCTTTTGCATCACGTAACACATCAACTTCTTCTGGTCTCCAGAAAAATCCTAACTGCTTATCAGTTAGTTTATCAAATTGTCGATACTTTAGTGTATCATACCTCTGGATGTCTACCCCACCATTGGGATCCAAAAACATTAAACTTTCGAGGTGCTTGTTCCTAGCTTTCGCATTTAATACTGACATTTCTCTCTTTCTATCTTAAATTACACAACTTTCGCAGTCTTCTTCTGCGATATCTTCTTCAGGTACAACAATATTAGTTGATTCTGATAATTTGTCAACATCTAATTCGCCTTGTCCATCATAGGTGTTGAAATAATACAACTGTTTACCACCATACTTGTAAAAGATCATTAAGTGTCTTAGCATCTCACTCATGCTAATTTTTTCATCTTCATAAAACACAGGATTGTAACTTGTGTTTACACTTATACCTTGGTCAATATACTTCTGTAATACTGCCATAATTTTTAAATATCCTTCTGGGCTTCTTTGATCCCAAAGTAATTCATACTTGTTTTTTAACTTGTGTATGCTTGGCACCACTTGTTTAAGTATACCATGTTTGCTTTGTTTAACACTTACCAAACTACGTGGCGGTTCAATACCATTGGTAGCATTTGAAATTTGTGCAGATGTTTCAGCTGGCATCAATGCCATCAGTGTGCTATTTCTAATACCAGTACGTTTTAGTTGATCTCTTAGTTCTCTCCAAGGCATACGTTCCTTGTGTGGTACTAGTTCATCTACATCTTGCTTGTATGTTTGGTTAGGAGTAAGTCCATTATGATATTTGGTTTGATCACTCCACAAACATGCACCTTGTTCTTCAGCCAAATCTGCACTTGCTTTGATTAGATAATAACTCCATGCTTCAGCAAACTCATCTATCATTTCTAAGTCAGGCTGTGTATAGGTCATTTCATTTTTAGCCATCCAATATGCAAGATTAATTATACCTACACCCAAAGGTCTTCTTCCTGCGGTGGCATTTTCTGCCGCTTTTACAGGATAATCTTGATATGTTAATAGTGCATCAAGTCCTCTTACTGCTAGTTCACATGGCTTTGCAAACTCTTCTGGTGTTTTAATTTTACCCCAATTAATAGCACTCAATGTACACAATGCAATTTCACCTTCTTCATCATTGAAATCATTTAATGGTTTAGTAGGTAAATCAATCTCTGCACATAAATTACTCTGTCTAATTGGTGCTACTTCTTCTAAGAAACTACTATGACTGTTTGCATTGTCTACATTTTGTAAGTATATTCTTCCTGTATTTTTGCGTTCTTCCATAAACATGCTGAACAATTCTGTAGCACTAATAGTTTTCTTGCGTAGTCTTGTGTTACGTTCTGCACGTTCATATAATTCTTTAAACTTGTCTTGGTCTGAGAAAAATGCTTCGTACAAACCAGGAACATCACTAGGTGAAAAAAGAGTTATATCTCCATTGGTAATAAGTCTTTCGTAAAACAGTTTGTTAAACTGTACACCATAATCCATGTGACGCACACGGTTGTCATCTGTGCCTTTATTATTTTTCAAAACCAAAAGGTCTTCAACTTCCAAGTGCCAAATAGGATAGTATAATGTTGCCGCGCCGTTGCGTACACCACCTTGACTACAACTTCTTGTAGCACTTTGAAACATTTTATAAAATGGAATTACTCCGGTGTGATAGGCGTCACCTCTACGGATGGGAGAGCCGAGAGCCCTGATGCTTCCTGCTCCGATTCCAATTCCAGCTTTGGCTGAGACATATTTAACAATGCTACTAGTAGTAGCGTTAATGCTATCCAAACTATCATCGCTCTCAATGAGGACACAACTCGAGAATTGACGTTGCGGAGT